CCCAAGGAGCCGACACGTGAACCAAATCCTGACCGTCCCGCTTGAGCTGAAGGCCATGACGGGCCGCAGGCTGGAAGGCCACGGCGCGATTTTTGGCAACGTCGATTTTGGCGGCGACATTGTGATTCCTGGGGCGTTCAAAAAGAGCCTCGCTGAGCACAAGCGCAACGGAACGATGCCGCAGATGTTCTGGATGCATGACCCCACCCAGGTTCCTGGGGCATGGGAATCGATGGTTGAGGACGAAGAAGGGCTTGCGGTGAGCGGCATTCTTGCTGACACCACGTTAGGCAACGATATGAAGACGCTCGCCGGCATGAAAGCTGTACGAGGTCTTTCGATTGGTTATGCAGCCGTTGACGTGGACTACGACCGCAACGGGCATCGCTTGTTGAAGCAAGTCCATCTCGGCGAGGTATCGCTCGTGTCGATGGCGATGAATCCGCTGGCGCAGATCGAGAGCGTGAAAGCGCGATTGTCTGCGGCGGGTGAGTACGTTCCTACTGAGCGCGAGATCGAGAAGCTGATCCGCAACTGGGGATGCAGCAAGAATGTCTCGCGGATGTTGGTCGCAAAGATGTTCGATTCTGACCCAGGTGGGATGCCTGACGGTCGCCGGTGGGATGCCGGGGATGTCGACGAAGAGGCTGCTGAAGTCTTGAAAGCGTTGGAGAAAGTTACCGGACGCATGTACGCCGGAGCCATTCCGACCTGACAAGCACAGCAAATTTTCCACCGGAACAAAGGGCGCTTCGGCGCCTTTTTTATTTTCAGGAGTCAGAAAACATGAGTTGGGCAGAAATCAAGTCCGCGATCGAAGAGAGCGGCAAGGCGTTCGAGGAGTTCAAGAAGACGAACGACGAACGTCTCAAGGCCATCAAAGAAGGGAACGAGGCCAAGGCCAAGGAACTGGATACGAAGCTCGCCAAGATCGACGCCGACCTTTCGGCAGCCACCAAGCTGAAGAAAGAAGTCGAGATCGAGATGGAAAATCAGCGCGAGCGTATCGAGGAGCTTGAGGCTAAGCAGAAGACGCCAGGTAAGACCGCGTCTCAGCAGCGACAGGACGAGTACAAGGGCGTTTTCGTCGACTGGATTCGCGGTCGTGGGCAGTCTCCGAACCACGAACAGAAGATGCTCGACTTGCAGCGCAAGGCACTCGAAGCGAAGGATGTCACGATCGGAACCCCTGGCGCTGGTGGCTATGCGGTTCCAGAGGAGATCGCGCGCGAGATCGAGCGGCAAGAGAAGCTGTTTTCGCCGGTTCGTCGCCTCGTCAAAGTCGTTCAGGCCGGAACCAGCGATTACAAAGAGCTCGTCGATATCCGCGGCGAGTCCTCTGGCTGGGTCGGTGAGACCGGTTCGCGTACGGCGACGAACACGCCGACGTTGCGCGAGATCGTTCCGACGCATGGCGAGCTGTATGCCTACCCGCAGGCGTCTGAATGGTCGCTCGACGACATGTTCTTCAATGTCGACGCGTGGCTAGCGGAATCGGTGGCTCAGGATTTCGCATTGGCCGAGGGCACGGCCGTCATCAGCGGCAACGGCACTTCCAAGCCGACGGGAATCCTGAACACCACGCCGACGGCCATCGACGACTTTGCGTCTCCGTTGCGCGCCGCTGCCGTCATTCAGTACGTCGCGTCGACCGCGACGCCGGACGCGATCTTGCCGGACTCGTTGATCGATTTAACGTATAAGCTCAACGCCGCCTATCGAGTTGGCTCGGCTTGGACGTTCAACTCCGTCAACGCAGGCAACATCCGCAAGCTGAAAGACACGACGAACCAGTATCTTTGGCAGCCCGGCCTTCAGGCTGGCCAGCCGGATCGTCTGCTCGGCTTTCCGGTTGAGATTTGGGAGCAAATGCCCAGCATCACGCAGGGCACGCCGTCGTTCCCGGTACTTTTCGGCAATTTCCGCCGCGGGTACGTGCTAGTGGATCGTACGGGGTTGCGTATCACACGCGACAACGTGACGAACGTCGGTTTCGTGCGGTTCTACATCCGCAAACGTGTCGGCGGGATCATCCTCAACAACAACGCCATCAAGGCGCTCCGTGTCGCGTAAGCGTTCTGAGTAACGGTGAGGCCCGGAGCAATCCGGGCCTACTTTTTCTATGCGCTGGATTCGATTGAGCAAGGATTTCGAGACGTGGCCGGAAGGCGTTCGGCATGTCTTCCCGAAGGGTGAATATCGAGTGCCTGAGCAGATGCCGCAAAGGATCGCGGATCGTGCGATTCGTTCAGGGGTTGGCACGATGGTGCCGACTGTTGAGCAAAGAGACACGACCGACGATCCGCTGGCGAACAAGCGCTCGCCGTCCAATAAGGCGCGTCCTCGTCCACAGGAGAACAAGCGTCTTGATTCGTGAAGGATGGGAGAGTTGTGTAGTCGCAGCTACCGGCCCCTCGCTGACTCTGGAAGTTGCCGAGCGGTGTCGCGGTCGTCGGGTGATCGCGATCAATGACGCTTGGCAGATCCTGCGGTTCGCAGACGTGATCTATGTCTGCGATCGCGATTGGTGGGATGTGAAGTGGTCCGAGAATAACGGTTTCGCGGGGGAGCGTTGGAGTTCGCAGCATCCAGCAGGGGGCTCGGTCGACGACGACAAGATCAAGTCTGGGCATGCGGCAAAGTATGGGTTGCGCCTCGTCGATGCCACCTATGGAGATGGTTTTTGCTACCAGCCAGGCCGGATTCACTACGGACACAACGCGGGGTTTCAAGGCGTGAACCTGGCGATTCAGTTCGGCGCGAAGCACATCGACCTGGTCGGGTTTGATATGCGGTGGCCGAACGGCAAGAGCCATTTCTTCGGCGATCATCCGGAGCCGCTGACCAACAATCCGGATTTCAGGACGTTCATTCAGGAGTTCAATACGGCGGCCCGTTCGTTGCCTCCTGAGATCGAGATCATCAACTGCACACCGGGGAGTGCCTTGCACTGCTTCCCGTTCGGGACACTGAATGAAGTCGATCACGATCGATATCGACGCGCCGGCTGATTTGCCGCTCGATCTCGAGCTGCTGAAGCAGGATCTTCGTATTGCGGGCGATGACCTCGACGAAGTCATCATGGCGCAGTACATCCCCGACGCCGTCGAGTGGGCCGAAGGGGTAATGCGGCGGTCCATTATCGCTCGTACACATCGGTGGATTCTCGACGAGTTCCCGTGCGGGGCCGATCAAACGATCTATCTGCCGCGAGGCAAGGTCCAGTCGGTAACGAGCATTGCGTACTCGTCTGGGGGCTCTGTTACGACGCTACGAGGCGCGAGCTCCGGTAGTCCAGTCGGCACCGACTATCAGGAGGACTTGCGCGGGCACGTCGGCAGGATCATGCCGAATCGAGGTGAGAGCTGGCCGAGTGTTGACGATGACGTGCCTTCGCCTATCGTCATCACGTACACGGCCGGGTGGGACGCGGCAGACGTGCCGGCCGACATCAAACGCGCGCTCACAGTCTCAGTCGCAGACGCGCTCGAAGGCAATGGCGTTGTCGTGGTCAAAAACGGCTTCGATATCGAGTTTCGGGACAAACTTATATCGGCTTGGAGAATCCTCTGATCTCGGTCTGCATGCCGTATTGGCTTCGTCAGGCTGAGCTGGATCGCTCGCTTGCGGCGTACCGAAAGCACTATTTCGATCTGATCGAGATTTCGATTTGCGACGACGGCTCTCCGGTTCCTGTGAAGGCGCCAGGGTGCGTAGTGACAACGCTGCCGCGTAAGGAAGTGGGGCTCAACGCTTGCGTGCCGATGAACGCCTCGGTCCGCGCTTCGACGGGCGATATCGTCGTTATCACGAACCCAGAGATTGAGCATCGCGAGCCTGTCCTTTGGGAAATGTTCGAACTGCTCGAGAGTCAGAACGACTACGTAGTGGCTCCGTGCTACGACGTTGACGGAACGCTGTTGGCTGGTGAGGGCGTCGATTATAGAGAGGACGGGCGCTTGCCGGTTCCTCCGGGGTCTCATTTTCATTTCTGCGCCATGATGCGCCGGACACTGTTCGAGCGTGTTGGGGGATTTGACGAAGCGTATCGGTATGGGCGTGCGTGCGAGGACGCCGATTTTCTGTGGTCGCTGCACGC